AACGTTCTCGTTGTTGATTTCGTCGAGGATGAAGGTGCCGCTGTCGGTCTTCTCCAAGATCACCGACTTGTCCTTCACGCGGATGCCACGGTCACTGTTGAAGTGATCGAGGTTTTCGCTTTCGGTGGTGCGGTTCAACTCGGGCGAGTTACCGAGATAGCGCTCGCCCGTCTTGTTGCGCGTGTTCGGTGCGAACTTGTCGAAGTACAATTCGCCACGGCCAAGGGTGTAATTCTCACTGCCCATTTCGGTCTCCTTCTGCTGTTGAAAAAACTATTAATCGCGAATCCAGTACGGGTTCCCCACCTTTTCGACGACTTCCATGCTGATCCTTAGCCAGAAGTACGCCTGTGTCGATTGCTCGTCGGGGGGTCGAACAACCCCGGGCTCGATGCGCAGCGTGTTTGCCAACCCATCGAAGAACCCGCTTTGATTGCGCGGCACGATCAATTTGCCGAGCGCCTTTTTCACATCCCCCATGAGTCGATGAGCTGCATCACCGGACTCGTCGCCGGCCGTGCCTGTCGTGTCGTCGGCCCAGCCGTTGATGAGGTAATACTGGTCGTACTTGTGCTTCGAGTCGACGAACCCGCCGATAGTTTCTGGCACACGATCCGGGTTGAAGTTTTCCAGCAGCGCGATTGCCGGCAGCTTCAACTCCTTGCCGAAATTCTTCTTGCCGCGATATGCCGCTACGAGGTCTTGGTTGTACCCGTTAGCCACCGTGATTTCGGTCAACAGGTAATCGCAGATTGCTTTCGCGAGCAGCAGTCGTTTCGTATCAGCCACGGCTCAGTCTCCCGTAGTTGCGAAGGAAGCTCGATTCGAGCACGTCGCCGATAGGCGCTTGCACTTCGTATCGAACATCGCGGAACACTTGATCGACAGACGGGCCGTACAGCAGGTAGAGACTGCCGCTGACCTGCACCATCTGTCGCTTGTTGTGAACCGTCTCGTCTTTGCCGAGGCGGATCGCCAGACCCATGTTTGCGTTCTCCGGGTCGTACACGCCAGTACCCCGGCGCAGCTTCATCGGGAATGCGTTCGGGATCACCTTCGCGCCCTTCGACGACGACACCTTCACTCGCACCGGACGGTTGCGCTTGAACGCGCCCTTGACGAACTGCGCGAGCGAGGTCGGGCGCGTGCGGCCGGAGATGACGCCTACGAGGTCGCCGGGCCGCGCCTTCTTGGACACACGCAGGCGCGAGTTCGGGTCTTCGGCGCTGCCGACATACCGTGCGCTGAAAGCGACCTGTTCGCGAATGCGACGGCTGCTCTCGGCCTGACCGAACCGCGTGGCTTCATTGACCGCGAACGCAGAAGCGCGGTCTACCGTTTCCGGTATCCCTGCGACGTTCTTGCGCATCTGGTCTAGCCCACGGAAGGTCACTTCAACAGTCACGGTGCAGAGTCCTCGATTACTTCCCACTTCACGAAGATGCCGTCTTCGTTCGGATGCTCCACGTCGAGCTTGAAGGTGCGGTTGAGCGGCGGGAAATGAACCTTGTCGCGCTCTGCTGCACCGATGAAAACTCGCGTGTCCAGAATGATGTAGTCCACGTCTTCGGTGACTGTCGCGAAACCTTCGCGGTCAAGATCGCCGAACGAACGAACTTTGTAGTGCAGGCGAGCGGTGCCGTCGATGGCACCGCCCGACTGCGGTCGGAACTGAGCTGGTATGGCAAACGTACGGTTCACGTCGCCGCGCGCTTTCTGTTTGATGTCCAACCAGCTCATGTCCGTTTTCTCTCTAGGCCCAGGTTTTTACTTCTTGTCCGTCGTCTTGATCGGCGGCGGCTTCGAGTCGGAAGCGGCCGGCTCTTCGGCTTCTTCCTTCGCAGCGTCCTTGACGGACTTGATGTAGCCCTGTTCCAGCAGCGAGTCGTACAACTTCTTGTCGTCGGTGCTGCCGGGGCGGCCCGCTTCGATTTCCTGCTGCACGACACCGAGACCGTCGTCGGCCTCGAAGTCGCCCTTCAGGTTGATCTTCGCGATGAACTTGTGCTTCGCCATTTCTGTTTCTCCTGCATCGTGGATGGGTTTGTATTTCGACAGCTCAGCCCGCCGAAGCGGGCGTCACTGGTGCGTTGCCGATTAACCGGAAACGCGGGCGCGCAGCGTGCAGTTCGGACGGCTCGGGATCATGAGCGGAGCCGACTGCGACATGAGGTAGATCACGGACGGATCGGGGTTCTTCCACATCTTCGGGAAGATTTCGAGCGCCTGCAAATCGGCGTCCGCATCCATGATCGCACCGAACGCACGAACGCCGTCGAAGCCGGCACCGGCTTCCAGCAGCACGTCGCGTGCATCCATCATCTGCTGCATCGTGCCGGTGTCGTCTTCATACACGTCGCTGTAGACGTAGATGTTGAACGAACCGATCACGCCCTTGTACTCCACCGACTCGCCGAGACCCGGGCCGGTTTCGGCCTTCGACTCGGAGCCGCGACGGGTTTCCAGCAGCTCCTTGACCGCCGGGTGCTTGCGGAACGCAGCCCATGCAGTGCGGCCCATCGTGACGCGCGTGACCACGAAGCCTTCCGCATCATGCACGCGGGCGGCCCACAGTTCGAGGTCATCGACAGGGTTGGAGTTGGTGGTGTCCGTCCACAACGCGGTGCCGGTCAGGACAACGGTGTGGTTGGCCGCACGACCGAAATCGATGGTGACGCTCGGGTAGTCTTCGCCCGACACCGTGACCTGACCGTACAACGCGGCCTGCGCAGCCATCCATTCCCAGCGGCGATGAATCTGGTTCCGCTGGTCGAGCTGGTACGCAGCGACGACGGCCTTCCAGCGTTGTGCCGGCGTCTGGTCGCCGGTCAGCGCTTCGCCTGCCAGACGACGCAACATGCGGCCGGGCGTGACGACATCCTTCGGCTTCACGTAAGCCGGGCGGAAGCTCTTGGTGTAGAAACCCGAGCGCTTCAGCACGCGGCCCTGCACGTTGGGCGCGACGAACGGTGCCATGCGACGGCCGAGGCGCAGCTCGTCGAACATGATTTCTTCGGTGGTGAAATTGATCTGCTCGTTGTAGAGCCGGTCGATGAAATACTGCACGGGCGGTCGGCTGTCGACGATCACCTTGCGCAGTTCCGCAGTGCTAAACAAGTCCATCTTCTTCTCCTTTCAGTGCCAAGTGGTTGCGAAACAGTATTGCGGGTGAACGCCGGCCTTAAATCGGGCCGGAACCTGCGGCCGGATTGCCGAGCAACTTCTGGCCGACGATGTTGGTGCCGTCGAAAACGGCCGCCTTCAGTGCGTCGGTGTTGGTCGCAGCGTTGAAGGTCAGCTCGTCGATGTTGAACACACCGCCGACGTAGATCGCTTCCTTCTTCAGTGCAATCGGAGTCGCCACGTCGTAAGCGAGGATCGCGGTGGCGACTTCGCTGCCATCGGATGCTGCCGGGGCGTGCTTGGCGAACAGGCCGGACGCAGTGACGCGGCCGAGCACTTGGCCGGCAACGTAGGCAACGCCGGTCACGAGCGCGCCCTGCGTGCTCACGATGTCGGATTCGCCTGCGAAGAGCTGACGGTTGCCGCTGTTGACGGGAGCGACCGCGCCCGCGAGGGGGATGAAATCAGTCATTGCATTACTCCTTCTGTTTGAGAACGGTTAGCCGATTTTTACCGTCTAGGCCGCGACGGTGTTCGGGTTATTTGACGACGCGGAGCACCGCCTTGTTGCCGGTGGCGCTCGCGTACGCGCCCAGCAAACCGCCGTCGTCCTTGCTTGCCGACTCTTCCTCGTCGCCGCCGTTGTTCGCGACAGCCGGGCCGCCGCCGTTCGCCGCCATTGCGGCGTCGAGTGCGGATGCAGCGCTGGCGTCGCCCTTCGGCGCGGCAGCGAGTGCGACCTTCGCGTCGTCGACCGACATGGTGGTCTTGAAGGCGAAATGGTTGGCGAGGTCTGCGCGGCCCTTGGCTTCTTCGCAGGTCGTGATGCCCTCGATGCGCGTGCGCTCGTTGGCGGCGTGGTCGACGTTCTCGTCGTTCTTCTTGCCGGCGTCAACCGTGGCGGCAGCGGCAGCAGTTGCAGCGGCGTCGTCGGTCTTCGGGGCTTCGACGGTGGCGTCGGGCTTCTTGGTATCGCTCATGGTTGTACTCCTGTTG